TTTGAAGTTTCAGCAATAAAGTTGATGGATAGAATTTTTGAGGACAAAACAACATGCCAACAGTAAGCCTTACAGCCAAAATTGAAACTGAAGGCGCTGCAAAAGGAACAACAGAACTTGATAAGTTTGCAAAGTCAGCTGAAAAAACTGATGCAAAGGTGAGCGGCCTTTCAAAAGAACTGAAAGAACTTGCAAACAAGCAATTTGGAAGCGTTGGTTCAGGTTTGGCATCATTGGCTTCCAGCTTCAACAGAACGGCTGGCGTTGCAATAGCGGCCTTTTCAGCTTCAATGATTGCTGTTGCAGTAAAGTCAGCGGCGGCTGAAGATGCTATTGCAGATTTATCAGAGCAATCAGGCATTGCAGTTGATCGATTCAAAGAACTTTCCTTTGCTTTCAAAACTGTTGGCCTTTCACAAGAAAGCCTTGCAGATACTTCCAGAAAAGTAACCAATGAACTTGGCCAGTTTGCACAGTCAGGCGCTGGCGGATTCAAGGCCATATTTGATGCACTGGCCGGCAAAGTTAATCTAACAGCTGACAGTTTGAAAAATCTTTCAGGCGCTGAAGTTCTTCAAAAGGTTAAAACAGCGCTGGATCAGGCAAACATTCCATTGCAACAACAAGGCTTTTTGCTTGATGGATTGGCGCGCGGAACTTCAAAACTTATTCCTTTGCTTGCTGATGGCGGCGCAAAAATGGAAGCTGCAGCGGCACAATATCGAAAGTTCAATGATGAAATCAAGATTTCTGGCCCACAATCGGCGGCGCTTGGTGTTGTTGCTGATCAGTTTGATCTGTTGAAAACCACAATGGGAAACGCGGCAACATTTTTTGTTTCATCATTTGCACCGCAATTGAAAAGCGTTATTGATTGGGTTCTGATGAATGTGCCAACAGCAACGCGAACAATGACAAGTTTTTTCCAATCATTTCTCGACACTAAAAACAAAACTGATTTGGATGCCTTGCAAGTTGAACTTGTAAAAACTGAAAGCTTTGTTAATAAGCTGTCAGCCAGCGTGGAAGAATTTCAAAAAACAGGCAAGATGAAATCCGGCAAGGTTTTTGGCTTCAGTGATTTTGCCAGCGCTGATGAAATAAACACTGTTATTGGCAACTATGAAAAAGGAATGGCCAAGATTGCAGAAATCCGCGCAAAAATGGAAGCTGTGAAAGCGCAAAACAAAACGCCTGAAATCATCACGCCAGCGGCTTCAAGTTCTTTTGAAAATAATGATGCGCGGCAAAAGGCGCTTGAAGATGCCATGCAAAATGAACTTGATTGGTATCAATCACGCCTTGATGCTTTCAATGCCTTCATTGAAGAAACTGACAAGCTTGGCAAGTCTGAAATTGATCTGATCAACATGAATGAAAGAAAGCGCCTTGAAACGCTTGATTCATTCCGTTCTGATGATGTTGATGGCCTTGAAAGAAGTGAAGGCGCTAAAAAAGCAATTATTCTTCAGGCTGAAAAGGAAAGGAAAGCGCTTTTTGATTCACAGCGAAAAGCTGGCACTGATTACCTGAACCAGCTTGCAACGGATGGCATGACTGAATTGCAGATGATTGAAGAACGCGCGCGCCAAAAGTTTGAAAAGTTGCGTGAAATTCAAAACGCTGAAGGTGAAATAATTTGGCAGAATGAAGAACAGAAAAACGCCAGATTTCAGCAATTTGAAGATGCAAGAACAGCCATCAGTGAACAGGCGGCAAAGGAAAGAGAACAGCTAACCTATGCACAAAACCAGCTTGCCATTGCAGCCGGTGCGCAATTATTTGGTTCACTGGCAAACCTTCAAAAAACATTCGGGAAAGAATCTGGCCGCGCCTATAAAGTTTTATTCGGTATTCAACAAGGCTTTTTGCTTGCACAAGCTGGCCTTGCAATTGCGGCGGCGCTTCCAATGTCAGCCGTTGATCCAACAGCGCCAACATTGACTGAAAAACTAACGCACGCGGCTGTGCTTGGCGGTGCAATCACTTCAGCCATTGGCCAGCTTGCCAGCGTTGCCTCCAATCCGCGAGAACAAGGCGGCCAGTTTTCAGCCGGTCAAACAATGCTTGTTGGTGAAAGAGGCGCTGAACTTGTAAGATTTGGCAGCAATGGCAGAATTGCAAATCATGGTGACACAAAAAGCATGATGTCAGGCGGCGGCAATGTGACAATTATCAACCAAACTTCAGGCCGGATTGATAAAGCTGAAGTTCAGCAACAATCAAACGGTGATTTCATCATCATTGCAAAAGAAGTTTTGAACCGTGAGGCGGCAAACCCCAACAGCGAATTCAATAGAACATTAGACAGAACCAGAAACGCACCAAGAAGGGTGACATAATGGCCAATTTTCCAACACTATTGAAGCCAGTGGTATCACAAGGTTATTCATTTGGCGCGGCAAATAATGTTTTGATACAGCCTGTTGCTGGCGGTTTGCCTTTGATGATTCTTGATTATAAAACAGCGGCTGTTGCCTTTGATGTTTCATTGATACTGACACCGTTAAGAATGCAAGTTTGGCAAGATTTCTATTATTCAACCATTGCATCAGGAACGGCCAGTTTCAACATGAACCTTGATTCAGGCAATGGCATTGAAAGCCATGTTTGCAAAATCAACCCTGAAACGGTGAACCACAATTCAGACAATACACAATTTTATATTGTTACCTTCACAGTGATTGCTGAAAAAACACCGGCACAAGATGAACCATTTGGCGGCGTTCTTGCTGAATTGTTTGATATTTATGGTGATGATGTGCCGGCGTTTCTTGGTGTTATCAGTGAATATTCAAATAATTATTTGCCGGATTGGTGGACACCATGACAGCTGCAGAAAAGTTGAGAATCATTCTCACAACCTACCCCAAAGGCATTTATACAATTGATACGCTGGAAATCACACATTCATTATTCACAGAACGGTTTTTATTCACGCGTGAACCTTCAGGAATCACCGCAACGCTTGAAACTGGTGAAGTGGTGAATTTCATAGGCATCAACATTGAATATGAACTGAATCAAAAGCGTGCTGATCTGGATGCCAATTTTTCATTCACTATGGCTGATCCTGATAATCTTCTTGATGATCAGCTTGATTTGATCCCTTTTGATAACACAGAGCCAATTCTTACAAGTTATCGGGCATACAATTCAGATGATTTGCTTGAACCTTCAGCAATTTATCATTTGCAAGTTTTGAATGTTAGCCAGAAAAAAGGATTGTTCACCATTGAATGTGGTGCGCAACAGCTGAACTGGTCAGCAACTGGCAAGATTTATGATTATGACACTTTCCCAATGTTGCGGGCTTTATGATTGAAAAATATATTGGTTTGCCTTATTGCTTGCACAATCGTTTTGGCTTTAATTGTTGGGCTTTTATCAGCTTATTTTATGCTGATAATTTTGGCGATACTTTGCAAGATTTTGAAATTGGTTCAGGTTCAGCTTTTGAAATTGCTTCAACTTTTGCGGCGGCTTTTGCAAATGGCGCGGCTGGTTTTCACAAAGTAGAAACGCCAGAAAACAATGATCTGGCTGTTTTTCACCGTGGCAATCATTTTCATGTTGGCATTTGGATTGATGGCAAAATCTTGCACTGTTCAAAACATACGGCTGGCGTATCATATCAAGATATTAAAACGGCAGGCCGTGGTTTCAAAGGGGTTCAATTTTGGCGAAAATAAAGCTGTTCACAAAAGATGGAATTCTTGAAAACAAGTTCATCAATATTGATTACGCTGGAAGTGTTGGTGAATTCATTGCTGATGTTTACTATGAAAAAGAAATTCCTTTTTCAGTCTATGAAGGCGTGCCAAGTATTGAATCAGACATAACATTTGATGAAGAAAAACTTCTTTCAGGGTTTGGTGAATACACAATAATTGAAACGCCTTCAGCAACTTTGGGCGTTGCCGGTGTGCTTGCAATCATTTCAATTGTAATCACTGTTGCCGCGATTCTATTAATACCAAACCCAAAATTGCCAGCCAACATAAACAGGCAGCAAGAATCACCCAATAATTCACTAGGTTCACGCGGCAATCGTGCGCGGCCATTGCAAAGAATACCTGACATAAAAGGTCAGGTTGTGGCAATTCCTGACGTAATTGCGCCAACATACAAAACTTATGTTGGCGCTGATGTGTTTGAACACGGTTTTTATTGCGTAGGCCGTGGTGAAATTGATGTTGATGATGTTCAAGATGGTGACACACCGCTAAACCTGATCACCGGCGCAACTGCAGGCGTTTATTTTCCAAACAGCTCACCAAATAGCGGCGCGCCACAAATTGTTATTGGTGACTATGTTCAAGAACCAGTGATTTCAGCATATCGCTCCAATGAAATTGACGGAGTTGATTTGCCGCCTGAACAGTCTGTTGGATCGACTCCATTAATTGATTTGGGATTTCCCACATACCCATCAGTTGGCATGGCAATCAATATTTTACCAACAGAATGGCTGATTGGCCTTTCAGCTGTAGGGCGTGGTTCTAACTGGCTTTCGCCTGATTACTATGTTGGGAATTCAGTGATTCTAAAAAATTGGCGAGTTGATTTATCAACTGGTATTGGCCAACCAACAACAAGATTTATTCTTGATGGTGAATATGAAATAACTGAATTCACTCAGGTAAATCCAACAGTTTACACATTCAAAGTTGCTGCATTGCCTCCTGATCCGACGAAAACATACGTGCAAAATCTTGAATCTGGATGCGAAATCACAACAAGATTTTCAACACCATTCAATCAGTGGTTTTATTTCACAAAAGAACTATTTGATTCAGCAATTGTGAACATCACCGCACCAAATGGCCTTTATCGTGATGCTGGCGGTGCTTCATTGTTGCTGTTGCGAATTGATTATGATCTGGAAGTTCAAGGCATCACAAAAATTGGTTCTGATTGGGTTAATGATGGAAATGCGCCAATAATCACACAATCATTTCTTGCTGGCCAATCAACTGCATTGCTTGGCACAACAGTCAATATTTCTTTTGATAGGCCGCAATACTTCAAGATCAGGGTGAAAAGAACAACTGACAAGTTTGCACTTGCTGGAACAGTTGTTGATAAAACAACCATTGCAGATATTTACGCGGTAAAGAATGTTGAACAGGCTGATTTTGGTGATGTCACAACAATTCAAACCCTGACAATTGGCAACAGTAGCGCTTCAGCTGTGAAAGAACGGCAATTGAATTGCTTGGCAACTGAAAAATTGTTTATGTATCTTGGCGGCGGTGTTTTTGACACCGTGAAAACAAAAAACATTGATGCTGATGGCAACAGTTCAGCCGTTCAATCTTTCATTACTGATGCAATTGATCCCTATATTGGCAACCGGCAACTTTCAGAAATTGCGGCTGATGATTTGCTGGCGCTTGAAACTGAAATCAATGATTACTTTGGCAACAGTTATCACGCACAATTCAACTTCACATTTGATTCGACTGAAACAACTTTTCAGGAATATGCGCAAACCATATTCAATGCAATAAACTGTATTGCTTTTCGTGATGGCACAACAATCAGCGCGCTATTTGAAAAGCCGCAAACAGTGCCGGCCATGCTGTTCACTCATAGAAGCAAAAAGCCAAACGCTGAAACGTACACAAGAAAATTCAATCAATCACTAACAAATGATGGAATTGTTTTTGATTACGTTGATTCAGTCACCAATAAAACTGAATCAATATATTTGCCTGACAAAAACGCCTTGAACCCTAAAAAGTTCAACATTGCTGGCATCAGGAATGAACAACAGGCAACCATTCGGGCTTATCGTGAATGGAACAAAGTCAGGTATATGAAAGTTGATTGTTCTGTTGTGGTAACAGCTGAAGGCCAGTTCATAAGGCCTAATGATATGATTGCCATTGTTAAAGGAACAAGAACACTTTCCTTTGATGGTGAAGTTCTGGATCAATCCGGCCTGACATTAACACTTTCAGCTGATGTTTCTTTCACGCCTTTTGATAGCCATTCAATCACGCTGAAAAATGAAGATGGCACAACTGAAAACATTGTATGCACAGCCGGCACTGAATCAAATCAGGTTGTTCTGGCATCACCGCCAGCGCAAACTTTAAGAACTGGCATTGATACAAGAAGAACAGAATTTTCCTTTGGTAATGATGCAAGAAAAGAATCAGAAAACTGGTTGATTCAAGAAATTGACATTTCAGAAAAGTGGTTTGTTGCCGTGAAAGGAATAAACTATACTGATCAATATTATGCAAATGATGCTGATCAGCTTCGCGCTTTCAGTTCAGCTTTCAGTTCAGCTTTTGGGTGATTAAATGACATTAACAACAACTGATTTTGACAATGCAAAGCTTGATTTGCAAACCGTTGCTGAAGTTTCAAACGTGGATTTTGCGTTATCAACAACAACAAACCGTTCAGGTGATGTGATCCGGACATTACTTGGCCAGCTGGCTTTGATCGGATACTTGCCGCCTGTTGCGTATGCCGGTGCAATTTCTTTCCTTGTGACTGATAATACAAAAACTGTTGAACGGTCAGGCGTTGTTTATGCGCCAATCCCTTCAGCGTTGCCTTTCACCACTACTGTTTGGGGAACTGATTCAGCCAATTTTTTTGCCATCCAGCAAGATCAAAATATTGCTGATTTAGTCACGCTTTCAGGCGTTGCTGCCAATGCAACAAATTTGGGAACATTCACCGGCACAACAATACCGAACAGCCAAACAAACAAACAGGCATTGCAAGCGCTTGAAACGGCTGTTGAAGCAACTGAA